GAATGAAGTGGTGAAAGTCTACGAGTCTCTCACGCCGCTTACTGAAGAAGATTTGAACGAGCACATCGTTCGTGGACAATATACGGCTTCCGGTAACAAGAAAGGTTATCGTGAAGAAAAGGGAGTAGATTCCGAATCACGTACGGAAACTTACATTGCCATGAAGCTGGGTATCAGTAACTGGCGTTGGAGCGGTGTCCCGTTCTACATTCGTACCGGCAAGCAAATGCCGACGAAGGTGACGGAAATCGTCGTTCATTTCCGTGAAACACCTCATCAAATGTTTCGCTGCTCCGGCGGTAACTGTCCGCGAGCTAATAAATTGATTCTTCGTTTGCAACCCAACGAAGGAATAGTGCTTAAGATTGGAATGAAAGTGCCCGGTGCAGGTTTCGAAGTCCGTCAGGTGACAATGGATTTCAGTTATGCACAGTTAGGCGGAGTGCCGAGCGGCGACGCTTACGCACGCCTGATAGACGACTGTATTCAGGGCGACCCGACCTTATTTACTCGCAGCGATGCAGTAGAAGCCTCATGGAAATTCTTTGACCCGGTTCTCCGCTATTGGAAAGAAAACCCTGACGCACCTTTGTACGGCTATCCGGCAGGCACGTGGGGACCTCTAGAAAGTGAAGCAATGATGCACGAGCATGGGGCCGACTGGACGAATCCTTGTAAGAATTTGACGAACACAGATCAATATTGTGAATTATGAAATTAGCAGTTTTTCCCTCGTCGATTGAAACCTCACGCGCGTTGATACTTCGTCTGGTGGAACTCATGAATGAGGAGCCGGACAGAATATTCAACATCGCAGTCAGTGGAGGTAATACCCCCGCTTTGATGTTCGATTTATGGGCGAATGAATATCTGGATATCACTCCTTGGAACCGTATGAAAATCTATTGGGTGGACGAACGTTGTGTGCCTCCCGAAGACTCTGACAGTAATTATGGAATGATGCGTAATCTCCTTCTTGGGATAGCCCCCATTCCTT